TTCAAAGGCCACGACGACGCCGCCAGCCCCGCCCAGCGCGAACGCGTCTGGGAGTGGTACCGGTCCGTGTTCTTCACCCGCCGGGCCCCCGGCGCCTCCCTAATCTTGATCAACACCAGGTGGCATGAGGACGACCTGTCCGGACGCCTCCTCCAGCACGAACCCCACCGCTGGCTCCAGATCGACCTCCCCGCCCTCGCCGACCGCGAAGACGACCCCCTCCACCGCAACATCGGCGACCCCCTCTGGCCCGCCCAGTACGACGCCGCCGAACTCGCCGACATCCGCGAGTCCGTCGGCGAACGCGTCTGGTACGCCCTCTACCAGCAAAAACCCCGCCCCCTCGAGGGCGGCGTGTGGAAATGGGCGTGGATCACCAGCCACCGGCTCACGCCCGACAACTGGCGCGGCATCACCCCCACCCGCGTTGTCGTCGCCGTCGACCACGCAGGCGGCGACTCCCTCCGCAACGACGAAGTCGGCCTCATCAGCGCCGCACGCGACGCCGACGGCCACATGTATGTCCTGGACGACCGCTCCCGCACCATGGGCGCGGACGCCTGGGGAACCGAGGTCTGCAAGCTCGCCATCGACCGCCAAGCCGACGCGATCATCGTGGAGAACAACTTCGGCGGCGACATGGCCCGCCAGATCGTCACCCAAGCCTGGCGGGCCCTCGCCCAGGACGGCCAGACCGGCGGCCTCCTCATGCCGTCGATCATCGAAGTGCACGCCAAGCAGGGCAAGCGGCTGCGCGCCGAACCCATCGCGCAGCTGTACTCGCGCGGCCTGGTCCACCACGTCGGCGAACACACCGACCTTGAAGGCCAGATGGTGACCTGGCTGCCCGGCATGGACTCACCCGACCGCATGGACGCCGCCGTCCACGCCCTCACCGAGCTCGCCGACCCCGCCCAGGAGGGCCTCGGCACCCAGCACTACACCGACCAGAGGCTCCGCGGCCGCCGATAGCCGGGGGAACCCCACCCCGCCGACCCCGTACGCTGATCGTTAGGCGCGGGGCCTGGATCAGCGGAAAGGTGTGGGCTGGTGGGCCTCTTCTCCGGCGTCAGGGCCGCCGTCATCGACGCCTGGTCCTGGCTGAACTACAAGCCGTTGTACTCCGACCACTTGGGCATGCCCAACCGGCGCGCGTTCCCCGAAGCGCACGCCACCTGGGTACCCGCCGCAGACGAACGCCGTCTCGCCGCGTACAAGCTGCTCACCGCCTACGACAAGAACCAGGTCGCCGAACTGTCCGCATACGTCGACGGCGAGGCGGCCCGCGACCGGCGCGAGTTCGGCGACCCCAGCATGTTCGTCGACACGATCACCTCCCATGTCCTAGGCGACGAGCAAACCCTCACCGTGCCCGGCGCCGAAAAGGCCGGCGGGGACCAGTCCACCCCGGAGGCGGAGACCGCCGAACGCGTGCAGACCCTGCTGCGCGAATGGGCCGACGAAGAACTCCTGCCGATGCGGCTGCTCCAGACCGAACGCAAGGCGGTCGTCCTCGGCGACGGCGTGTACCTGCTACACTGGGACCCCGACAAGCAGCGCGTGCGCGTGCGCACCTACGATCCGGGCTTCTACTTCCCCGTCCTCGACGAGGACTCCGACGGCACCGACTTCCCCGACCGCATCCACCTCGCGTGGGAACTCCCCGAGGACAAAGCCCGCCGGCTCCCCGCAAGGCTGCGCCGCATCACCTACCACCTGGACTGGATTCGCCCGGCCACCGCCAACGGTGTCGACCGCACCGGACGGCCCGTCCGCGCCACCGTCATGTCCGAGGCCACCGACACCCAGCCCGCCCAGCCGCTCCTCGGCCTCGGCGACACCCTCGACACCCACGGCTCCATCACCCGCCTGTACCCCTGGTCGGAGCAGCCCTCCTACAAAACGGTCTACCTCACCGACGCCACCTGGGAACTCGGCGACCTCAAAGGCCCTGTCGACATCGACAACCTGCCCCTGGACAAAGCCCACTTCGCAACCAACGGCCAGGGCGAACTCCTCGACGCACTCGACCTCTACCAGGACTTCATCCCGATCATCCACGTCCCCAACACCGTGCCCGAGCCCGGCGAGCACTGGGGCGAATCGTCCCTGGCGAAGGTGTTGCAGGTGTTCGACGAACTGTCCGGCTCCGACACCGACTCCTCCCGCGCCTCCGCCACCACCGGATCCCCGGTGTACGCGATCTCCGGCAAGGCAGTGTCCGCGCAGCAGACCTATGCGGCTGGCCCGGGCATCGTATGGACGCTCGGCGAGGGCGGCTCCATGAACTCCGTCGACACCAGCAAGAACCTCGCCGAACTCCGCAACCAGGTCAACGACCTCAAGGACCGGGCCGCCACCACCGCCCGCCTGCCCGCCGTCGCCCTCGGCACCACCGACCCCGCCCAGTTCACCTCCGGCTACCAGATGGAACTCGCCCTCGGCCCCCTCGACTCGCTCATGTCGGGCATGCGGCTGGCCCGCGACCACGCCGACCGACTCCTGCCCAAAATGGTGCAGCGCCTCTTCCAGGCCGGACAGCACCCCGACTGGGCCGGTCTGCCCGTCCTCCCGGCGAAGCTGATCCGGGGCTCCTACACGCCCACCGACAAGGCCGCCGTCCTCGAGGAAGTCGCCACCGCCCGCAAAGCAGGCCTCATCAGCCTGGAGACCGCGATCCGCCGCTTGCAGGAGATCGGCTGGCCCATCGAGGACGCCGAAGAGGAAATCAAGCGCATCGACGCCCGCTCCTTCGAAGACGCCCGCAACCTCGCCGACGCCCTCGGCAACCCCGACGAAGTGGCCTCCTTCCTCGGCCGGCAGGCCCCCGACCAACCGCAGGCACCCGCGGTCCAACTGCCCGCCACGGGCGGCGACACCACCGCCGCGAACGGCCTCGAGCAGACGGCCACCGGTGGGGCGCAGGGGAGCGGGGGGAACACGACGTGATTTCTGTGCTGCACTTGGATCTAGGCGCGGGGCCTGGAACGACAGCGAGTCTGGGAGGACTTGTACTGATGCGTCGCCCCGCGCACACCCACCGCACCGGACCGGCCGCCCCCGCCGCGGTCCACCCCTACGCCGATCCGGCCGCCCCCGGATGGATGCACCCGTACGTCGGCCTGCCCGGCATCGCCGTCTTCTACAACGACGGCGGACAGGCAGGAGGCCAGCCGCCCGCCGTCCCACCGGCCGCTCCTCCCGTACCGTCCCCGGCCAACATGCCCAGCCACACCCCGCAGCCGCCCACGCCCGCAGCCGCCCCGGCCCCGGATGCGCTCCTGGACAGGGACACCGGCCTGCCCATGACTAAAGCCCGCTTCGCGAAGATCATGACGCGGGAGAACGACAAGGGCCGCATGAAGGTCCTCCGCGAGCTCTGCGAAGCCGCCGGCGTGCCCTTCGACCACGAGAACACCGACGTCACCAAGCTCACCCAGGTCCTCAAGGACGCCGAAACATCCCGCCAGGCCCTCCTCAGCGAGGAACAGCGGCGCACCGAGGAACTCGCCCAGCGCGAGCAGGCCCTCCAAGCCCGCGAGACGGCCATCGCCCAGCGCGAGGCGGAAACCGCCAAGGCCCGCCGCACCTCCCAGCTGGAGGCCGCCCTGGTCCGCCTCGGCGCCGTCGACCTCGAGGACAAGCCCAACCTCAGCGACGCGTTCGCGATGCTCGAGCGGGACCTGGCCGCCACCCCCGACGCCGACACGGCGGCCATCACCGCCGCCGCCGACAAGCTCAAGGCCCGCCGCCCGGAACTCTTCGGCGCCACCCCAGCACCGCAGACCCTCCCCCCGGCCCCGTCCGGCGGACCGGCCGGCGGCAACGCACCCCGCCAGCCCGCACCCGGCAAGGACGCCGTCAAGGAGGCCGCCCGCGCCCGCGCCGTAGCGATGGGACTGCGCACCGACGACGCAGCCTGACCAGCAGCACACCCAAGCCAGGGACCACGCCCTAACCCCCGTGGACGGCGCCAGGCAGACGCCCTCACACGAACACCCGCGCATTTCGCGAAAGGGGCTACGGCGTGGACATCCAGCCGTACACCAGCACCGAGACGCTCGCTGTCGGCCGCCCGTGGCTCATGAGCATGCTCGGCATCGAGGCCAACGAGTCGATCACCCTCGACCTCACCAAGTTCACCGAGAACCTCCACTGGACGGCACCCTCCGCCCACCAGATGGACCGGAAGATGAAGTCCGGCATCCCCCTGGGCAAGCTCACCGCATCCGGCCTGTACGCGCCGTACAACGCGGTCTCCAACGAGGTCCAGACCGTCACCATCACCGGCGCACCCACCGGCGGCACCTTCACCATCACCTGGTCCGGACAGACCACCACGGCGATCGCCTACAACGCCACCGCCGCCACCGTCCAGACCGCACTGGAGGCACTCTCCAACATCGCCCCCGGCGACGTCGTCGTCACCGGCAACGCGGGCGGCCCCTACACCCTCACCTGGGGCGGCACCCAGCTCGGCGAGAACGTCGCCGCGCCCACCGCCACCGCCTCCTTCACCGGCGGCACCAGCCCCGGCGTCACCATCGCCACCACCACCGCGGGCGGCACCGCCGCCACCGCCGACGGATCCGACGTCTTCGCCGGGTTCCTGTTCACCGAGGTCGCCTTCAGCCCCACCGCCACCAAGTGCGCGGCCCCCCTGATGGTCCACGGGCAGATCGACCCCTCCAAGCTGCCGGTCGCGTTCGACCCCACCGACGTGCCCGCCGGCTCCAACACCCAGTTCGTCTACAAGGCCTGATCAGGAGATTCGGACATGCCGAACGACATGCTGGAGCTCCTGCTCCGCGACCTCAGCCCGACCGAGATCCAGGCCTTCGCCCGGGAGATCCAGACCCCGGCCGACTACGAGCTCACCCGCTCAGTGATGCCCGAACGCACCATCAACTCCGTCAAGTGGGAGACCCGCGGCACCCGCCGCCGGGTGGCCGCCGCCTCCTACCGGGCGTGGGACGCCCAGACGAAGGTCGCCACGCGTGAGATCACGCAGTTCGCGACCTCCGGCAAGCTCCTGCCCCTGGGACAGAAGTACATCGTCGGCGAGTTCGAGACCATCCTGGAGAGCCTCGACCGCGGCATGGACTCCCGCGACCTCGTCAACGCCGTCTACGACGACGTCGCCGCGCACGTCCTGTCCATCAAGAAGCGCCTCGAGCTCGCCGTCGGCGACCTCCTCACGGACGGCAAGTTCTCCCTGGTCGGCGAGAACGGCCTCACCCTCGAAGCCGACTACGCGGTGCCGTCCGCGAACCGGCCGACCGCGCCGACCGCGTGGACCACCACGACCGCCGACATCCTCGGCGACGAGATGCGGTGGATCGAGGTCCTGCGCGCCTCCGGTGCCCCCATGCCGTCCCGCGCGCTGACGTCGTACAAGACAGCTGCACTGATGATGGGCAACGACTCCTACCGGGCCGCCTACTACGGCTCGGTCAACTCCTCGTCGACCATCCCCACCGCGGTCCTCGCACCCAACGAAGTCAACGTGGTCCGCGCCCGCTACAACCTCCCGCCGATCACCACGTACGACGTCAAGATCGAGCTGGACAACGGCACCGACGTGCGCTCCCTGCCGGAGAACATGTTCTTCCTGCTGCCGCCCAACCCGCAGCAGTGGGCCGAAACCCAGTACGGGCTCACCGCCGACGGCCTCATCCTCTCCACCGGCGGCAACCCCGCCATCGTGCGGGAAGAGGCCCCCGGCATCGTCGTCACCCGCGGCTACCAGGACGACCCGCCGCAGGTGTGGACGAAGGGCTCCGCGGCCGCCCTGCCGGTCATGTACGTGCCGGACATCCACATCGCCGCGACGGTGTGGTGAGCCATGACCGCGCAGCTCGCAGCGACGGTGTACGTACAGGACCCGGACACGCACCAGACAGTCGAACTGGCCGAAGGGACCTGCCCGGAGGACCGCCTCGCCCGCCTGGTGACGAACCCGGCCGCCTGGGTCGACGGGAAGCTTCCCCACCTGAAGACGGGCGGGGAAGCACAGGATCCCGGCGGCGGCCAGGACGACGCCTCTGGCGCCGACTCGGCCTCCGACACCGGTAACGACACGGCCGCACCCGCGGCCAAGAAGACCGCCGCGAAGAAGACCGCGGCGACCGGCCGGTCCCGGGGCCGGGGCGCCGCTGGCGAGGGCGACAGCGGCGACTAGCAGGGTGCGGGCCCGCCCCCGTGGTGGGGGCGCCAACCGGGCGGGCCCGCACCCTCGCACCCCCCAACGCCCCACAGGAGGCCCCGATGGACACCGCCACCCAGGCCTGGCTCATCTCCCAACTCGGCACCGCCACCGACCTGAGCGACCTCAACGCCCGCTACACCCGCCTCGGTACCGCGCGCACCGTCGCCCTCGAGGTCCTCAACCAACGCCTGGCCGACCTGCGCGCCCAGGTAGCCGTCGTCGGCGTCTCCGGTGTCGTCAACGTGTCGTTCGCGGAGAACATCAAGGCCTACGAACGGCAGATCGCCTCCCTCGTAGCCGGCGGCTCACCCGCCCCCGACGAACCCGCCACCGTCGACGACGACACCGTCCTGCTCGGTACCTTCCAACTCGTCGAACGGCCCCGCCGATGAGCACCCGGATCCGCCGAGGCCGCACCCTGCGCGCCCGCATCCTCGGCTACATCACCGGAGCCATCACACGCCTGCGCAACGCCTGGTCCATCCTCACCATCGCCCAGACCCGCCTCCTCAACGCGCTCGCCACAATCCGGCCCGGACGCGCCGCCGGAACCGGAAGCCGCCTGCGCGCCGCCGTCGCCACGTTCAACACGTCCCTGGCCGCGTTCAACCGGGCCGCTATGGCGTTCGCCGAGTCCTGGGCCGCAACCGACCTTCCCCTCGTCTACCGCGAAGGCGCCTGGACCCTCCTCGACAACGCCGACCGCCGCAACGACCTGTTCACCTGGACCGGCCGCCACCAGGCCGCCATCACCGGCCTGTCCGCCCAGTACTACGCCGACCTGACCGCACGCATCGGCGAAGCACTGCGCCGCGCCCGCGTCTTCCTGCGCGCCGCCCAGGACGCAGCCCGCAACACCGCAGCGGCCCGCATCGACACCGCCCAACTCCTGCGGGACCACCCGCTCGGTACGGTCGTCTACGCCAACAACGCCCGCCACCCCGTCGACGCGTGGGCGGGCGCCGCCCTCACCTGGCAGGCCGTCACCACCGCCAACACCGCCGCCGCCCGCACCGCCCTCGATGAACTCGGCGTGGAGTTCGTCGAGGTCCGCGACGGTCACGGATGCGGATGGCGGGACCACCAGGACGAAGACAAGGCCGACCGCACACTGCGCACCATCCAGGACGCCCTTGCCCACCCCACATCACACGCCCACTGCGTCCGGGAGTTTCTGCCCCGCCTGGACCTGCGCGGCCGCACCAACATCGCCTCCGGAGCCCCCCTGTGACCGACGCCCCCATCGCCCAAGCCGTCCATTCCGGTGGGGTTCCCGCCGGGCCGAAGCAGCAGACGCTGGCCGCGTGGCTGACCGCCAACGGCATCAACCCCAACCTCGTCGCCGCCGCCGACCCGATCCTCGTCCTGCCCATCCCCTACGAGGCCACCGACGATGACGGCCCGTGGATGGTGCAGGTCATCGTCTTCAGCCAGTTCTACATGCGGGACGACGGCACCAAAGAGCACAACCTGCTCACCCGGCAGCCGGTGACGTTCCAGCGCACCGTGCCCCTACGGGCGCCCTTCCCGACCGAGACCACCACGGACGGAGAAGACCATGGCCAAACTGACCGGCAAGCAGCGCAAGAAGCTCCCCAAGAGCTCATTCGCGATCCCCAGCAAGCGCAAGTTTCCGATCCCCGACAAGGCCCACGCCCGGAACGCCCTGGCGAGGGTCAAGCAGTCAGGAACGAAGGCGCAGCAGAAGAAAGTCCGCGCCGCCGTGACGAAGCGGTTCCCCAGCCTGAAGAAGACCGGCAAGAAGAAGTAGGTGCCCGATGACCGACACCCCCGAGGAGCCGCAAGCACACGGCGTGCACATCGACGCCCAGCCCGGCAGCGCCACCATCACCCTCGACGGCACCCCCCTTGCCGCGGGAACGGTCACCGGCTACGTCCTCGAGCACGCCGTCGCCGAGGCCCTGCCCATGCTGATCCTGCACACCCGGCAGCCCGACCACGTCGCCTTCGATGGCCTGGCCCGCGTCGCGGTCGGCGTTCACAAGTCGCCCGGCGAGCTGGTGGCCTCCTTCCTCGCCGAGATCGACCCCGTCCTGCTGGACCAGGAGGCCCTCAACCGGTCCGACTACGGCGGCGGCCCGGGTGCCACCGCCCGCGCCATGCTCGCCACCCTCATCGAGTGGGCGCGCGGCGGGAAGGAGGGAACCTGATGCCCGGCCTCGACCTGTCCTCGGTCGCCGCAGTGGTGGAGGGGATGATCCTCCTCGACACCGTCCGCTTCACCACCCCCGCCGCCGGCAAGCCCGTCTTCGACCCGGCCACCGGCCGCTACACCTACCCCGAGGGCGACCTCCTTTACGAAGGCCCCGGCGCCGTGCAGTCCGGGGCCATGCCCGAATCAGCGGCCGCGGCGGCGGCGAACATGCCGTGGGTCAACGAGACCACGTCGAAGTACCGGGCGCTCACACCACTGTCGGCGCCGCTCGCCGCCCGGGACACCCTGGTCACCGTCGTCGCCGTGCACGCTGGCGGGGACCTGTCGCTGATCGGCCGTCAGTGGCGGGCGCAGGATCCGTCACTGGGCGGCACCCTGGGGGTCGTCCGCATCACCAGCCTGGACCAGATCCAGCAGCAGGCGGGGGCGGGAAGCTGATGGACCTCGATGAGCTCGCGGGGCGTCTCGAGCAGGCCGCGGGCCGGGTCGGCCCGGAAACCAACCGGACCGTCAAGCAGCAGGGGCGTCTGCTGCGTGCGCTCATCATGGAGAACGCGTCCGGCCGGCCCGGCCCGAACGTCATCTCCAGTGACTACCGCGAATCGTGGACGCCGGAGCCGTTCGCGGTCCCCGACGGCGGGGGCGTCACCATCGGCACCCGTAAGCCGCAGGGGCGGCGTCTCGAGTACGGCTTCTACGACATGACGGACAGCATCGGCCGCCACTTCTTCCAGGTACCTCGCCCGCACGTGGGGCCCGCAGTGAACGAACTGTCACCGGAGTACAAGGAGGCGTTCAAGGGCGCCCTGGACCGCATCTTCGGGAGCTGACCGTGATTGACCGCCTGCCCGTAACTCAGGGCCTGCAAGCACTCCTTGAGACGCTGACCACGTTCCCCGTCGGCCTGCGCACCGTCCCCCTGAACGAGTCCGGGAACCCGGTGCCGCCGCCGTACACGCTGCTGTACCCGCTGGACAGGGGTGACGACACTGGCACCCTCGCCGACAACGGCACAGCGGCCGTCGTGGACTACCAGGCCACGTTCGTGTCCGGCCCCGACCCGCAGAACCCCGACAGCCGCGGCGGCGACGAGCAGGCCCAGTGGATGGCCGACCGCGGCTGGAAGGTCACCGAACGGCCCGCGGACGGAAGCCCCGGTTACGCGCACCCGATCAGCGTGGGCCCTGGTGTCGGCTGCTGGTGCCGGGAAGCGCGGGAGGCGGGGGGAACGTCCGACCAGAACGATGCAATCATCACTTCAGTGATCCGTTACCGCCTCTACCTCGAGGCGACCGCCTAGACAGGCGGAGTACGACCGCACCGCGGCGGGACCCCACGCGGACGCTGCCAGGCAGGCAGCCGCCACACACCGACACGTGTAGCAGGGGCCCCAAACGTTCGGCCCCTATCCGCGAGGGGCCATTTTCATGAGGTTCAACCGCAAGGGCGTAACGAAGATCAAGTTTGTGCCGACGATCGCATCGACGGCACTGCTTCCGACGCGCGCCGAGATCAGCGCAGGCAACGACCTGACCGACGGCATCCGCTCCATCGACGGCTGGAGCCTGGAGAACCAGCCCATCGAAACCCCCGACATGGGCTCCACGTTCGTCTCGAAGATCGACGGCGACGACGCGGCAGCCGACTCCAGCCTCGGCTTCTACGAGGACAACACCCTCGACGACATCGAAACCGACCTCGCCAAGGGCACCACCGGCTTCATCTGCATCTTCTCCAAGGGCGACGTGCCCGCCGGGAAGGGCCTGGACGTCTTCCCCGTCAAGGTCGCATCCAACTCGAAGGCGTACTCCACGGACAACGAGGCCGCACAGATCAACGTGCAGTTCGTCATCACCGACCGGCCCGTCTTCAACCAGACCGTGCCCGCAGCCGGCACGGACGAGGTCCAGACCGTCACCATCACCGGCACGCCGACGGGCGGCACGTACACGCTGACCTTCAGCGGGCAGACCACCGCAGCGATCGCCTACAACGCCACCGCCTCCGCGGTGCAGTCCGCCCTCGAAGCCCTCTCCAACATCGCACCGGGCGACATCACCTGCGGCGGCGGCCCGCACCCGGGCACCCCTATCACGGTCAACTTCGGCGGCGGCGCCTACGACGGTGCCGACGTCCCGCAGATGACCGCCACCGGATCGTTCACCGGCGGCACCAGCCCGGCCGTCACCGTCAGCACCACCACACCTGGCGGCTGACCCACCCCCTCAAGCCCCCGGCCGGGCGCCCCGCGTACTGGGAAGGGCGCCGTGCGCGCCCGGCCGGGCCTTCCCACTGGAGATCCACATGACCACCGGAACCAACGGATGGGACGCCCTCGCCAAGCGTCTCGACAACGTCAAGAAGCCCGTGCAGACGTTCCTGCTGTGCGACGACGCCGACATCCGGGACCGCTACCAGGCGGCGAAGCAGGACGCCGAGCAGGCCGACGCCTACCTCAAGGCGCTGCCCAAGAACACCCCCGCCGAGGACCGGGCTGCGGTGGAGAAGCAGGCCAAGGACGCACAGACCGAACTCGCGGCCGCGCAGAAGGCGTACAACGCGCACACCGTCACCCTCCGTTTCGCCGCCCTCGAACGCAAACAGCTTGAGCTGTTGCAGAAGCAGCACCCGGCGACCGAGGAGGACGAGGAGCGCGGCGAGGACTGGCACACCGAAACCTTCGCGCCGGCCCTCATTGCCGCCTCCTCCCTGGACGGCATGCCCGTCGAAGCCGCCCGCACCTACCTCGACACGTGGGCGCCCGGCGATGCCCGCGACCTGTGGCAGGCCGCCTGGACCATCCAGCACCAGAAGCGCACCGACCTGGGAAAAGGCTGATCGACGATGCCGCGTTCCGTGCCGAGATGGAGCTGTGCCACCAGTGGGGTATGCCCCACAGCCGGTTCCGCGGGCACGGCGACGGCACCTGGACCGACCTCGACCGCCGTAAAGCACTCGCCTACGCCGACTACCTCAAACAGCTCTGCCCCTCCTGCGGCACCCGCCCAGAGGAGTGGGACGAGAACGCGGGCGGCGACGAGGACGCCTACCGGGCCTTCAGCCACCGCTGCATCGGATGCCAGCTCCTGGCCGATAAGCAGAAGACCGTACCCACGGACGACGAGGGACACGGCGTGAAGGTCGGCCTGATCCCCACCAGCGTCCACGCGGCCATGCGACTGGCACGCCAGCAGCACTAGACGAGCGAAGGGAGGCAGCAGATGTCCGAGTGGAACCTGAGCGTACGCCTCAGCGGGCAGGGATCCGACCTGTCCCGCACGCTGCGCGACACCGCCCGGGGCGCCCGCACTGCCTCCCGCGACGTCAACGCGCTGCGCCGCGACATCGGCCGGCTGCGTACGGAGGCCGCCCGGGACATCCGGGTACGGCTCGACGTGGACGCCGACCATCTGCGGACAGACATCCGCGCAGCAATCACCGCAGCCGGCGGCCAGTCCGTCACCATCGGCATCACCGTCGACGACACGGGCCTCACCGCGCTGCGGGCCAACGCACGGGACACCGCGCACGCCCTCAACGTCCTCCAGCGTGCCGCCCGCGAAGCGAAGAACGAACTCGGAGAACTCGAAGGGCGCTCGCTCACCACCGCAGCCGCCCTGCGCCGCATCAACACCGCAGCCGGCCGGGCCCACAACCGCCTCGGTGACCTGTCAGGCAGCACACGCACGTTCCGCACAGACCTCGACGACCTCGACGGCTCCCTCACCCGCGTGAGCGGACGGCTTGGTGACCTGCGCGGACGGGTCGGCGGCCTGAACAACAACAGCGGCGGACGCGGTGGCCGCGGCGGATCCGGCATGCTCATGGGCCTGCTCACGTTCGCCCCCGCAGCGATCCCACTGGCGGCCGGGCTGACCGCCGAACTCGCCCCGCTGACCGCCCAGTTCACCGCCGCCGGTGTGGCCGGGGCCGCGTTCGGCATCGCGATCGCCGGGCAGATCGGACCGCTGTCCGACACGGCCGACGCGGAGGAGAAGTACCGCAAGGCCGTCATGCAGCACGGCGCCGCCTCCAAGGAGGCTATGGCCGCCTCCCTCGCCTACCAGCAGCAGCTCGCCCAACTGCCGCCCGCCAGCCAGCAGGCCGCGGTTGCCCTGTCCACCCTGAAGGGCACCTTCTCCGGCTGGTCCAACGACATGACCCGCTTCACGATGAAGCCGGTCACCAACGGCATCGCCCTCCTCGATGCGCTCATCCCGCACCTGACCCCGGAAGTTCAGTCGGCGTCCACCCAGTTGAACCGTCTTGTCTCGGTCGCCGGCGGGGCGTTCGCCTCCCCGGGCTTCGACGCGTTCGCCGGGAGGGTCGCCCGGTTCACCGACAGCAAACTCGACCAGCTCACCGACGAGGTCATCCACCTGATGCGGGTGATCTCCTCCGGCGAAGCGGACCACGGCGTCATCGCCGCATTCGTCGACTACGCGAAGGCGAACGGGCCGGCCGCCAAGGAAGCTCTGAAGGCGATCGCGCAAGCCGTGATCGTCCTCATGGAGGGCGCCGCGCAGGCCGGACCGAGCCTGCTCACCCTCGTCACCGCCGCCGCGAAGCTGGTGGCCGCGCTTCCGCCCGAGCTGATCGGGATCATCCTGCACGTGGCAGCGGCCCTGAAGCTGCTTCAGCTGTCCGGGGCCGGTATGGCCGCGCTCGTTGCGGGTCTCGCCAGGGTCCGCGCGCAGATCGTGGCCCTGTCCGCTGCCTCGGCCGGGGCCGGCGGCGGCCTGGCCGGGCTGCGTGCGGCGTTCATGTCGCTGGGGGTGGCCGCCCGCGCCTCCATCATCGTGGCCGGTCTCGCCGCCGTCGTCATGATCATGGAGAAGCTCGGGAAGTCATCGAAGGCCGCACCCGATGTGGACCGGATGACGACATCCCTCGGGAACCTCGGCCGCACAGGGCGGGCCACCGGTGAGGCGCTCCGCGTGTTCGGCAAAGGCCTGGACGGTCTGGCTTACGCCGCGGACCGGGTGGCCGGCAAATCGTCGGGCATGGACAAGTTCAACGACGTCATGAACAAGATCTTTTCTCTTGGTATGGCGAAGTCGAACTCCCTGAAGGAAGCCGAGAAAGACATCGACGCCCTCGACAAGGGCCTCGCCAACCTCGTCAAGGGCGGCAAACCCCAACTCGCCGCGGCCGCGCTGAAGGAATTGCAGGCGGCGTACGCGAAGAAGGGCGGCGACCCGAAGAAACTCGCATCCGAGATGGACGACTACAAGTCCGCCCTCGCCGACGCCGCTCTCGAGCAGAAACTCACCGCCGATTCGATGGGCCTGTTCGGTGCCGCGGCGCAGCAGACGTCGGCGAAGCTGGACGCCCAAAAAGCGAGCGCGGACGGCCTGCGCCAGTCGATCCAGGCCCTGAACGACGCCAACCGGCAGGGCCTGGGCGGGATGATCGGCTTCGAGGCGGCTATCGACGCCGCCGCGAAGGCCGCGCATGACAACGCGGGCGCCCTGTCGATGACGAACGGGGTGCTGAACCTCGGCTCGGAGAAGGCCCGCAACGCCGCGTCCGCGCTGCAAGATCTCGCAGACAAGACGGACTCGGCCGCCGCGTCGGCCCGGGAATCCGGATCCAGCTGGGAAACCGTCAACGGGATCTACGAGCGGGGCCGGTCCGCACTCATCAGGAACGCGGAGGCCATGGGCCTGTCCGCCAGCCAGGCCAGGCAACTCGCCGACCAGATCCTGAAGATCCCGGACAAGAACGCCCGGGTCAAGATGAACGTCGAGGACGCCACCCGCGACCTCAACGCCTTCAACGCCAAGGTGCGCAGCTCACCCGGCTCAAAGTCCGTCACCCTCAAGACCCTGTCGTCGTCGGCGGAAGCAGTCCTCAAAGCGTTCGGATTCAAGGTCACACACCTGCCGAACGGCAGCGTAAAAATCACCGCGTCCGCGGGTGGGGCCCTGAGCGTCATCAGCAGCGTGGCCGGGGCCATCGCAAGCCTCCGCGACCGGCACATCGTCCTGACGACCGAGCACCGCACCATCTACACCGGCAAGGGCGGCCGCGGCCCCAACGCCGCCACCGGCGGCCTGCTGGCGGCCCTGCCCAAACACAAACTCGCCGACGGCGGCCCCGTGCAGTACTTCCCCGCCGGCGGCTACATCCAAGGCCCCGGCTCGGCCACCTCCGACAGCATCCTGGGCACCTTCGCCTCCGGTGCCACCGCGGCCGTCTCCAACAGCGAATACGTCATCCAGGCCAGCGCGGTCCGCAAGTACGGGCTGCGCATCTTGGACCAGCTGAACAACGGCACCCTGCCGATGCTCACCCGGCTGTCCTCCGGGGGCCTGACCGGCCTGCCGCACCTCGCGGGCGGCGGCTTCACCTACACGCCGACCGGCACCATGAAGTCTGCCTCCGATGTGCAGTCGGCCTACAGCAGCGGCCACCAGTCGATCACGAAGGACCAGTACAACAAGACGCTGCGCGCCCGCGCGAACGCCGTGGATAGCCTGCGGGCCGCCGAGGCCCGGCTGGCGCAGGTCCGCAAGCACAAGCACACCCACGCCCAGCTGGTCGCGGCGGAGAACGCGGTCGCCAAGGCCCGGCGCAGCGTGGCCACCGCCACCGACGCCGCGAAGTCAGCGGAGGCCCGCTACAAGAAGCAGTTCTCCCTGTCCGACTGGGGCAAGACCCTCTCCAGCGCGGTCAAGTCGAACGCCGCCTACGAGGCCAACCTGAAGAAGATCGCCGCCCGGGGTGGCGGGGACATCGTCGACCAGCTCCGCGACATGGGCGCCGAGGGCGCCACCATGGTCAACGCGCTCGCGAAGGCATCCGGGAAGCAGTTCGCCAGCATCGTCGCGAACCTGCGCAAGTTCGCCCCGCTGGCCAAGGCCACCCTCGCCGACTACACCGCCCAGCTGAACGCCTCCACCAAGACCTCTAGCGCCTTCCAGGCCAACCTGGCCAAGCTCGCCGGGATGGGCTACGGCGACCTGGCCACCCAGCTCGCCGCGCAGGGCGACGACGCCGCGCAGAAGCTGGCCGCGGAGGCCGTCAAGTCCAAGGGCGCCGCCGCCAAGGCCAACAAGGCCGCCAAGAACTCCGCGAACGCTCTGACCAGCGAGCAGCTCGGCGAACTCGTCCAGATCATTGCTGCGATCAAAACGAAGACCACCGGCATCCACGACGTCGCCGGTACCACCGGCATCGGCGAAGACGAGATCATCACGGTCGCCAACAAGGCCAAGGGGCAGATCCACACCGCGCTCGGTACCCGCGCCGGCCGCTTCCTCGCCGACCTGGGCAAGGCAAACAAACACTTGGCATACGCCGATGGCGGCATCCGCGCCGGCCTGTACGCCACCCAGGGTGGGATCGTGCGGTTCGCGGAGCCGGAGACCCACGGCGAGGCTTACCTGCCCCTGTCGCCCTCGAAGCGGCGCCACGCGTTGCCCGTGCTGGCGGACGTTGCGCACCGATTCGGGGTCGGACTGACCGACGCGCGCTCCGCCCGCCCGATCGTCATCGTCCGCGACGGCGACACCACCCACGTCACCGTGACACCGGTCCGCACCGGCGCGACCGCATCCGACATCGGCGCCCAGGTCGGACGCTCTGTCCGCCGCGCCCGCAGGGGAGGGGTGGCCGCCCGTGCCGCTTGAACTCGCCGACTTCCAGTACGACATCGGGGGCGTCCTCATCGGCGCCGGAACGAGCGTGCAGGTCATCGAGACCACTGGCCTCGGCCGTCCCCCCGTGCGGGACTCCGATGTGGACCAGCCGTCGATGGACGGCCAGTTCGCCGGCCCCGACTACTGGACCGGACGGCAGATCCAGTTCGATGCCGCGATCCGTATCCCCGGCAACCCGGCGGCCTGCCACGACATGGTGGCCGCGTTGCAGGCCGCCACCGACGGCGCCGCCGTGCGCCTGGTGGGCGGGCAGGGCCTGACCCTGCGGATCCTGCGCCCCGGCCGGACGGTGAAGTCTCTGACGGTGCGGGCGCGGAAGATCGACCCGGAGTACAAGCAGGTCATCCACGGCTACGTGCCCCTGGACATGGAGTTCCTGGCGCACGACCCCACCTTCTACGCGGACACGGACTCCACCACCGAGCTGCCGCTGGGGTGGCTGACCGGCGGCGGGTTCGCCGCCCCCGTCACCGCACCCATCTTCGTGCAGGACGGCACGGTGGCCGCCGACCGGCCCGGCTGGGTCACCAACAACGGTGATGCGGACGCCTGGCCGGTCATCCGCATCACCGGGCCCTGCTCCAACGTCACCATCACCCACGTCGCCACGGGCCGCTCCCTCGCCTTTCCCACCCTGGTCCTCGCGGCCGGGCGGTGGGCGGAGATCGACACCCGGCCCGGGGCCCGCACCATCACCCTCGACAACGGCGGCAACGCCTCCGCCTACCTCAGCCCCTCCTCCCGCATCGACCTGTTCTCCCTGCCCCCGGGCATGTCGGAGATGCGCTGGACCGCGTTCGACTCCACCAACTCCGCCCGCCTGCGCCTGACCTGGCGCGACGCCTACATCGCCCTCTGAGGAGCGCCATGACTTTGATCCCGCAGCCCATCATGGTCAACGGGGCGACCCACAGCGCGCAGACGTTCCGCATGCTGGTGCGTGACCTGGCCCGCGGCAACGAGGGCGTCACCCAGGGAGACGACCTGAAGGTGGCGCAGCGCTCCACCCCCGGCGGCGGCGTGACCGTCAGCGACGGCTCCGGTGTCGTGCGCGGGCGGGCGAACGCCTTCCAGGGCTCCTATGCGGTGTGCAATGTCGGCAGCGCGGACGTCGACATCGCTGCGACCGGCGGCAGTCCACGCTCCGACATGCTAATCGTCCGCGTGGAGGACCCCGAGTACGAGGGCAGCCTGGACCCCACCGTCGATCAGATCGCCTACTTCCAGGTCATCTCCAACGTGTCCAGCTCCGCCACGGCGATCCCGGACGGGCGTACCGGCATCCCCCTCGCCCGCATCGACATCCCCGCCTCCACGTCGACCATCACCAACGCGATGATCACCGATCTGCGGTCCATCGCCAACCCGCGCCGCGAACGCACCCTCCTCGTTCAGTCCCCCTCCGGCCTGTCCACCGACATCGGCGGCACCTCCGGCACCTTCTCCTACTTCTCCACCGCACCCGGCTGGAACATCACCGTGCCCGGCTGGGCCACCAAGGTCGTCATGTCGCTGTCCGTGGGGCAGCTCCGCTACAACACGGCCGCCTTCTTCGGGCAGATCCGCGCCACCTTCGGCTCCTTGGCGAGCGTGCAGGCCGTCAACCTCGACGACAACCAGTCCGGAACTCGCCGGGCCACCGTTGTCTTCGGCGACACCATCACCCTGCCCTGGTCCTACTTCGTCACCACCCAACTCCTTCGCTTCCAGGCCTGCGGACTCACCGGTAACGCGGGCAAGGTCGGCGTCGACGCCTCCAGCACGCTGATCGCCGACGTGGAGTTCATCGAGGCACCCAGGTGAGCGCCCCCACCCCGGCCCGGGTCCTCACCCAGCACGCCCTCACCGGGGCGTGGCTGTCGACCGCGCTCCCTGTCGGCGATCTGGAGTACGGCGACGAGCTCAACGGGCCCGGCAGCCTGTCGGGGAAACTCTCACCCCGCCTGCTGTCCTCCAACCCCACCCTCGCCGACCCCGGCAACACCCTCATCTACGTGGAGGCGGCCGGGCAGTTGGTGTGGGGAGGCATCGTGTGGGACGTCCGCACCCAGGGAAGCGACTACGCCATCGAGGCCGCCTCATGGTCGTCCTACCTGCAAAAGCGTTTCGACCTGGACGGCGAGTTCGGCGGCCGCGGACCCTACACCTACGCCGACCGCTGCCACGTCCTGCGCGACATCTGGACGTACGCCCAGTCCATTGCCGACGGCGACCTGGGCGTCACTGTCGATGCCACCACGTCCACGTCGACCATCGGCACCCCCGACGACGTGTACCACTCCTACTCCTACGACGTGAACTGCCTCGGCGACAAAGCCGACGACCTGGTCTCCGGGGACGCCACCCCCGACTACACGTGCGCCACCTCCTGGAACGCCGACAAGACCGGCGTGGTGAAGCGGATCCGGCTGGGCTGGCCCCGCCTCGGTGCGCGCCGCACCGATATCTCCTTCTCCTCCGGCGTGAACATCATCGAGGACCCTGAAGTGGCCCTCGGCGGCGACGACTACGCCCAGGTCGTCATCGCCTCCGGCGCCGGTGACGGTTCGGCGAAGCTGCGGCAGATCTCCGCCGTCCGCAACGGACGCCTCCGCCTCGAAGCGGCGATCGACGCGCCGGAGCTCAACGGAAACGACACCCTGAAGGCCCGGGCGTCCGCCGAGCGGGCCTGGCGGCAGGTGCTGGGCTCCGTCGACCAGATCACCATCCGCAACACGGCTGCGGCACCGTTCGGGTCGTGGCAGGTCGGCGACGACGTGTACACGCGCGTCCATAACGCGTGGACGGACTTCACCGGCTGGTGCCGCATCACCGGATGGATCGTCAAGCCGGATGCGGCCGGCGGCCCGCAGGCCACGGTCTCCCTTAAACCGTCCGCCATGTACAACTACGGGGGCGTGTGACGTGGACATCGGCCGCAAGCTGAACGAGCTCGACACCCGCGTGGCGAAGGTGGAGCGCTCCGCGCGCCTGTCCCATGCGGCGATCGACAACACGTCCGTCGCCGTGAAGGACGGCGCGGGGAACCTGCGGGGCATCATCGGCGTGCAGGCCGACGGCACGACCGCGGTGAACATCGTCAACGGCGCCGCGCCTCCGCAACCCTCTGCCCCGGCCGTGGTATCGGTGCTGGGTGGGGTGACCGCCGCCTGGGACGGCGCGTTCGCCGGCGGCGCCACCATGCCCATGGACTGGCAGCGCGTCGAAGTCCACGCCTCGGTGACGAGCGGCTTCACCCCCGACCCGACCACCCTCAAGGCCACCATCGAAACCCCGCAGGGCGCCACTACGGTCATCGTCACCGCCATGGACGTGTACGTGCGCCTGCTGGCCCGCAACACCTCCGGCACCGCCTCCACACCATCCGACCAGACCGGCCCGCTCGGGCCGACACCGGTCGTTGCCGACGACATCCTCGACGGCATCGTCACCACCATCAAACTTGCCGACGACGCGGTCACCGAGGCCAAGGTAGCCACCGGCGCGATCGGCTCCACCGCCATCCAGGACGGCGCCGTCCTGGAGGCGAAACTCGCCGCGAACGCCGTCACCACCGGCAAACTCGCCGACCTGGTCATCACCGAAACGAAACTCGCCGCGAACGCGGTCACCGCGGCGAAGGTCGCGGCGGGGGCGATCGACACTGTGGCGATCGCAGACTCCGCGATCAATGCGGCGAAGATCGGGGCGGCGGCCGTCGTCGCGGGGAAACTCGCCTCGAACGCGGTTACCTCGACGACCATCGCCAACGATGCTGTCACCGCGGGGAAGGTGGCAGCGGACGCCATCACCGCCCGGGAGATCACCGCCGGAGCGGTGACGACCGCGGAGCTCGCCGCCGGCGCGGTCACGGCCAACGAGATCGCCGCCAACGCCGTCGTAGCGGGGAAGATCGCCGCGAATGCGGTCACCGCCACGACGATCGCGGCCGGGGCCGTGCAGACCGCGGCCCTCGCCGCAGACGCGGTCGCCGCCGGGAAGGTGGCCGCAGACGCCATCACGGCCCGGGAACTCGCTGCCTCCTCGGTGACCACCGCGGAGATCGCCGCCGGCGCGGTCACCGCGGCCGCTGTCGCCGCAGGGGCCATCACCACCGACAAACTCACCGTGACCGGCGGCGCCAACGTGCTGTCCGATCCCAGCTTCGAGGGCGCCTACAGTGCCGCCCTCGTCTCCGGCAGCAGCTTCCTCAGCATCGACACCACCGGCAACGGCTCCGCGCACTCCCTGAAAATCAACGCGGTCGCCGGATCGGCCACCACCCGATCCCAGAAAATCACCGCCCTGCCCATCCTCCCCGGCGACCAGCTGTACGTGGCCGCCGACTACCTCACCACCAGCGACTACACGGCCACGGCCACCGTCAAGTTCTACGCCCGCTGGGAGGACTCCACCGGCACCGTCCTCGGCTACGGCGTAGCGCAAGGCTCCCCGCCCGTCCTCGGCGGCTCCACCTGGACCCGCATCACAGCCACGGTCACCGCGCCCGCGAACACCGTGACCGCCAGCATCTGGGCCGAGTCGTTCCAGGCGTCCGCCGGCAGCGTCTGGTTCGACAACGCCTCCGTCCGCCCCGTCCTCGCGGGCACGCAGATCCAGGACGGCGTCATCACCACCGCCAAGATTGCCGCCCTGACCATTCAGGCCGGGAACATCGCCGCGGACGCCGTGGCGGCCGGGAAGATCGCCGCGGATGCGGTGACCGCCCGGGAGATTGCCGCGAGCGCGGTCACCGCATCCGAGATCGCCGCCAACACGATCGTCGCGGGGAACCTGGCCGCCGGGTCCGTTGATGCGACCGCCCTGTCCGCGACCGCCATCACCGGCAAGACCATCACTGGCGGCACCATCACCGGCACCACCATCACCGGCGGCACCCTCCAGACCGCCACGTCCGGGCAGCGCATCACCCTCAACGAATCGTCCGCCAACAAGATCCTCGTCTACAACAGCTCCGGTACCGCGATCGGCGAACTCTCCGCATCCGGGCTGCTCGTCAAGGGCACCAACGGGGCGATCATCCAGCTGGACCCCAGCAACGCCTACCCCAACCTGAAACTGACCAACTCTTCGGGTACCCAGTCCGCCGTCGTCAACATCAGCGGCTCCGACGCCCTCATAGGATTGAACAGTGGGCAGTTTTCCAGCGGCTCTTACACCGACTGGAAATGGCGCACTCTCTTCGGCAGCAGCAGCGGCACCGAAGTGTGGTGCGCCGAACGCACCCGCGACGGGGACACTTCCACCTACCTCGGCGGCCGCATCTTTATCGACGCCACCCGCGCCAGCATCGGGTACATGAGTTCTGCCGATTCCTCCCAAAACGGCTACATCAACTTCACCGCCCAGCTGGCGCAGATCTTTAACGGGCGCTTCGAAGTCATCCCGATGGCGTCGGCCAACTCGGCCCTGACCGTCAACCCGGCCTCCGGGCACACCGGGAACCTGGCCCGGTTCCAGGTCAACGGCACGGACAAGTTCGTCGTCGATAAGGACGGCAAGGTCACGGCCGGGAACATGGCCGCCGGCCACGTCACCATCACCCCCGTCGCGAACACTCCCACCAGCGCCACCGTGACCGGCCTGAACCTGACCGGAACGGTCCGTGTCGTCGCCACCGCAAGCACATCCGTTCCCGGCACCCAGGTCACCGGTGTCGGCGTCAACAGCGTCAGCACCACCGGATTCACGATTTGGCTCACCCGCACCAACACGACTTCCACCGGCGTCGACTGGATCGCCATGGGCGAATGAGCCCGCCCCCGCCACGAAAGGACCCTGTGATGAGCATCGACCCCGACCCGGCCACGGACGG